CTGTGCCGGTAGCGGCAACGCGCTCAACATTGTCAGCAACTTTTGTGTACAGCACCTGATTAGCAATAGGCACATTTATGTCATAGAGCAGATCGCCCTCAGTGTCTATACCGATGTACAGATACTGGGGCAATGCGCGAACAGTGTAAGTGCCATTAAATGTTGCATCAACTGATGCGACTGTGATGGATTGACCGACTGCAATTTCCGATGGAGTCAGTAATTGCAGTACGGCGTAATCATCCAGTAGATACTTTTGTGTAACGCTGTAAACAGCCATGAGCGGATGCTCCGCTCTCGACTAGGCCTGTGTGATCTTGCGGATCATTCCAGAGATTGCAGCAAAGGTTGAGACATAGCCGTGGAAGCTCATTGTCTTGCCCAAAGTAGATGGCGTGTCAACGCTCAACAGGCCTTGAATGGACTCGTAGAACTCGTACGCATCGCCTTGGCCTTGACCGACTCGGGTGATAATCATTGTCTTGGCAGCGAAGTTGCTGTCAACTACAAGCTGCAAGCCGAGTGGGTTGCCGTTCCATGAAGTTGCGCTTTGCGATCCTGCGGCGTTGTATCCGCTGAGACCGTTGGCGATTAACGGGAAGATTTGACGGCCCGTTGTGTCTGCGAGCTGACCGAGTTGCGCCCAGACATCGACTGACACGAACATGTGGGTTGGCAGCCAGTTGCGGTTGGATGAGATGTCGCTTGCCGAGTCGTAAACACTCTTGAGCAAGTCGGCAACAGTGCCGTCCCATACGCCAGATGATGTTGCTGCGCTAAGCATGTTGTCTGCTGCCAAGTTGTCAGAAGCGATCATGTATTCGCCCATCAAGTCATTCAAGATCAGCTGCATTGCCGCTGGGTTCGTGAACGAAATATCTTGAGCACTCAAACTCACTTGACCAGCCAGCGTAGTTTTTGTAACCGAGTTTGCGGCAATGACCATTGTGGTTGCCGAAACTGCCGACAATTCAGTGGCCTGTGATGCAACGCTGGTGTGCGTGGTGATCGTTGGACGAGTAAAAGTCTTTGAGCGTCCGCCATCTGGATAAGCGCGAGCGCCAACTGCCTCGACTACAGGGCGAAGACAATTAAGGTCCTGTACAAGCGGCCCCAAAACGGGCACTGGGAGCAAGCCGGGTGTGTCAGAAGTTAAGACATCGCCAGCCGCTGCTTCAAGTGCAGTGCGCTTTGATGCGGTGTACTCTGCTACTGCCTTGTTCATGTTGTGGAAAGTGTCGCCACCAATGTGGTAGGCAGCCATAAACTCGCCTGCGTTTGGCAACTTAAACTCGCGCTTAGGTTGTGCTGGAATTGCAGCGGTTGGGATGGTTGCCTCGACTGCTGGGACTGTTACTTCTGACATGGGTTCTGTCTCCTCTGTGGGTTCTTGTATTTCATTATTGTCGGTCTCTTCGGGTTCGTGGTGGATACTGGCAGCAATATCTGTAATGACTGCGCCAGCGAAGGCTGGGACTGGAACCATCGACAACTCGATCCAGTCGGCAGCAAGGACGGTGATTGAGCCGTCTTCGTTTGCTCGGGTCTTTGTTGGGTTTACGCCAACAGATACCGAGTCAAGTACGCCGTCAAGGGCCAGCTGCAAGGCTTCGTCGCCTGCCGCGGTCTTGCTGATCTTGGCACTAAACAACATGCCCTCAGCGGTATCGACGCGCTCGGTAACAATGCCGATGGCCTGATTGCTGTCGTGGTTCATGTAGAGCCGTGGGGCTTTGCCCTCGACTGGCAGGCTGCCCTGCTCAAAGGTTACGGCTGTACCGTCCGAGACAGTTGCTGCCACACCGTATGGCACGGCGATGCCCGTGATGGTTCGTGATGGTGTGCCGTCGCCTGCTGCTGCGTCGATGCTGACAGATGGTGCGGTAAATCTGATCATGAGTTTGCGATCTCCTCTTGCGTGTTTTCTTCTGTTGGTGTTTCCATTTTGTCTGCTAAATAATTCTCTTCAAGGTATGACTCGTAATCGAAGGCAACAAAAGTGCCGTTCGGCAGCACATTGTTCATTGACAATGTTTCTGCTATTGCGTCGGCGTAAAGTTTCACACCAAAGAACAGCAAGTCCATGCGCGCCTGTTGCGATGACTGGTACGAGTAAGACCCGGTCGAAACGCCGATCAGATATGGCGGCACATTGCCGATCCGTCCACCAGTTTCTAGTGCGCTGTAGTTTGCCGACTCGATGAGCAGCATCTTGTCTGGCGACATTGTTGTCGGTTCGTAAGATAAAAACTCGTTTAGCGCGGCGGTCTGATTAGTTGCGCGCGCTTGATTAAATGCAGCTGCAAGATCGGCAAGTTCTTGTGCGCTTAGCGGCTCGCCACCAGTTTGTTTCAGGACTCCCGCGGGAATGCTTGAGCTGGCGTTTCTGGCCCTTGCGTCTTGAATCTTGATCGCTGTTTCGATTGCGGCCTGCGATGAATAAACCATGCCCTGTGTTGGCGACAAGAATTGCACTAAGTTCTTCGGGTCAATTTCTCCACCTTGGAAGTACACCTGCGATGATGGTGCAAACCATACGGGGCCAGCCATGTCTGTTGTGGTAACTGAGCCTGCTGGTAGTCGAGTAAAGGTTGCTGGGAAGCCGTCAGCGGTGCGGCTGGTGATGTACCAGAATGCGCGCCCATAAAAATACAAGTCGTCAAAAGTCCAACTCATCAGAAAGTTGTAAGGCACAGTCGGGTCTGGACGGCGCAGCCAAGTGCGCGGCGCAATATAAACGCGTTCCATTTCTTCGCCGTTCCACATTTCGTTGTACATCTGCAATGGCATGCAGCCGATCACTGATGCAAGTAGATCGCGTGCGCGTGAGATCGCTGGGATTGAAATTGCTGCTGCTCGTAGTTGACCTTCTTGGTAGGTGTAATACTGACCGATCATGTTCTTGCCGACATTGCTGCTGTTATAGCCTGGACTCATTGCACCAGCAGCTGCCGCTTTAGCAGGCGCTGGACTGATGGCAGCCTTGCTCACTTTGCGGTCAAATAATCCCATGCCACAACATTACAGATGCGAACGCTGTGATGGTGGCACTCGATCGGCCTAATCAGTTCCCGACGAAAGGCTAGGTACTTCGACCGAGTGCCGAGGGTATGTTACTGACTAACAGTGACCAGCATCGGCTTACCCGACACTGACGGCCTCGAGCACAGTGCAGCTGCCCAGATCATGCAGCGACATAACTCGATCGGCCCGGGTGATCTCTGAGATGACACCGCGACAGAGCCTTGCGATCTGACGGCGACAGCGCGCTGGACATGCTCTGCAAGTTGGGTTGAGCCGTCATGTAGCAGCATTTTTTCTGCTATCAGGTTTCTTACTGTGGGGGTGTATTTAAGTATTTCGCCATAGCCGACGATGACCTTCTTGGTTTCTAAATGTCGAGGCCACTGGATGTCGATGCTTGGTGAGATAGCAAACTTGCAGCCGTCGACAGTGAGCCGATCGACCTCGAGCAAGAGAGCTGCGAAACTGTCCACGACGAAGGCCACGGTCACGACAATGCGGCGATCAGGCAATGCCACGGCGCGCAGGCCAAAGTAGCGCGAATCGTCCATGCTGGTCTCGATGGCAACGATGCCGCCTTTTGGTATGTCGCCTTCGTGCTCGAGTGCAGGCCAGACACCCGGCGGTATCCAACCCCGATCGGAAGCCACCCAAAGATTTACTGATGCCCGTAAGAATTGGGCGCGGTCAGGGTTCTGAGACTCGGCCTCAATCGTTGACAGTTCCAATGTATGACCGAGCGCAGGGTTGCCGTAAGCCCATGCGGCAGGGTTCATCGGGTCAAGATCAGGCGGCGGTGACCACTCGGCAAAGTACAGCGACGATCGTTCGCCGCGGTCTATGGCGCGTAGGCCTTGCTCACGCCAGCGCAAGAATGCGGTCGATGCCTCAGTGCCAGCCGTTGACCAGCAGCTAAGCAGCGGTGATTTTCGTGCGCGCATGGATGGGATTAAGCCGCCGTCAATAGCGAGCTGCGACATGTCCCAGATTTCGTCTGCCACGATCAGATCGTTGCTTGTGCCGTGACCTACCGAAGGCTTCGCTGCCCTGACTGTCCACTTGCTGCCGTCTGGCATCGTCACCGAGTTCCGACCGTAAGCCTTGACACAGGATGCACCGAAGCGCGCCTCGAGCACTGGGGCTATCTCATCAAAGAGAGTAATTGCCAAGTCAAGTCGATTTGCCGTTGTTAGCACCGTCTGTTTCTTGCCCCGTATTTTTGGCATCTCTGTGAGCCACCAGCCGACGAGACTACCTAGAGCAACGGTCTTTCCGTTCTGTCTAGCAGTCGAAACAAGACTCGTCCGATGCAGCAGCTCACCATGCTCGTCATAAGCCAATTGACCGTCAAGCGCGCGCACCTGCCAAGGCATAAGGGTCAGCCCTAGATGCTGTTCTGCCCATCCCTGCACATCAGCCCCGAACGATCCAGCATGATCCGTGACAGTCGTTTCCAGTCGAGGCCAGTCGTGGCTGATCCCTGCCAGTTCGGGCTGGTTGCCATCCGATAGAGACAAGAG